GAAAGCAGGTGGCCTCTTTTCATCAATCACTGGTTTGGGTGATTATTCGGTTTCATCAAATACATTAGTGCAACCAAACAATCCACCCATCCTCAGTAATACACGCCAGGCAACGCGTGTTACACATCGTGAATTCATAACCGATGTGATTAGTACCACGGGTTTCACTTTGAACTCGTACCCAGTTAACCCGGGAATGGCCGTAACGTTTCCTTGGTTAGCTACCGTTGCTTCATGCTATGAGCAATACAAGCTGTGGGGATTGATATTTGAGTATAAGTCAACCTCCGCAGTAGCACTCAATAGCACAAGCACCGGTTTGGGAACAGTCATTATGGCCACTGAGTATGACGTTTCCAAACCCACATTCACAGACAAGAGATCTATGGAAAACTACGTTTACTGTACCTCTTGTCCTCCCTCCGTATCGGCTATGCACCCAATAGAGTGTGCACCGAACGCGAATGTTTTGTCTGACCTCTACACTCGTAGTGGTGTCGAAACAGGATCTGATCTGCGCTTTTCAGATGTGGGAAATTTCCAGATTGCAACTGTAGGTATGCCTGCCGCAGGAAGTGTGATCGGTGAATTGTGGTGCACTTTTGATGTCGAACTTATTAAGCCTAGATTGCCTGTTGGTATCAGTGCTGTACCGGTGATGCACTACGTGTATGATTCTGTAGCGTTTCACCCAAGCACTGCACCAACAGCCAGCGATTTGTTCGGCCCTCCCTCAGCCCAAAAGACGGTTTTGAGGGGCAGTTTTAGTACTTCAGTTAGTCTGAATACTAAATCCATTAGTTTTTCAACACCAGGTGTGTATTTGGTCTCCATTTACATACTAGGCGGGTCGGTTACCATGACAGCATGGACAGCCTCCTTCGCCTCAGGTAGTGGTGTTGGGGTTGGTGCAGTTTACAACCTCTTTAGCATTGGTGGGGCTAATAATGCTGCCCAGTTCGAGGCTGCGGATAATAATGGACAGATTGTTGTCGAGTTCGGTGTGACTATAACTGCCGCTTCTCCCAACACTCCGGCTATCTTCAACCTTGTTCCGGGAACCATTCCCACAAGTGTTACCAGTCTAGATATGGTGATTACGACGTTTCCTGCGGGATTCTTGCTTGAAACAGAGCAACGTACTCAGCAAATCGAGATTGACGAGCTCAAAGCACAAGTGAATGACCTTGTTAATAATATGCGCAGCATTAAGTATGCCGTTGATATTGACTCAAAGGACGAGGATGAACTTCAACTTGTGAAGGGAACCAGTTGGGCGGTGGTCGATGATTGCCCCCCTTCTCCGACGGTTTCAGCTTCACCCACGTATGTGCGCAGTCCAAGAGCGGCGCATATTCGTGGACCTACGCGTATGTCGTAGGAGCAGAGATGCTGAAATCAACCCCGGTTAGCCCCTGGTTAAGTGGCACACGTGTTGCG